AATCTTTTTCTAGTTGTGTTACCAAGAGTGCAGTTGTGTATCCATTAGTATCTGATGCAGCTGGATTGAAAGTCTTTGCGGAGTTTCCTTCGTGTGAATTCATCAAGTTCAACCACTGCTCAAAGTATCCACGAATCTTCATGTCTTTGTCATTAATGAAGGTCGCAGTCCAGTTATCAAACGTTCTGTCTCCAGCAATCTTAACTGTCCTACCTCTGAAAGGAACTTCAATAGTTCCAATACTAGAAGCAGGTAGTGCTGCCGATTTACATAACATGTTGGTTGTTAGAGTTGCGTCCTTCGCATCTGTAATTGCGGTTGGGAAATTAATCCCAACTTCGAACATATTTGGTTTAACGCCTTGAGCAACCTTTGATAGGAAGTCCTTTACGTTACTTTTTACCGTTGCCATTAGTCTTGTCCTCTGTGTTTATATTTAGTAACGAATTAGCGTCCGACGACTTCGCTGAACGAAACACCAGTACGTGTAGCAGTAAAGGTTACTGTAACGTAGTTGATTGAACGAGTTGGCTTCAGGAATAGTTCTGCAACAAACTCATTACGATCAATAACATCAGGTGTGTTATTGGATGTATCACAAACAACTAAGAAGTCAGTTAAACCTTGTCTTGATTGAACTTCACCCAAGTAAGAATTAACAGCAGCACTGAAGTTTGAACGTGTAAGTTCATCGTTGAGTTCGAATAGAACACCTTTGGCGAGGTTATCTACACGCTCCTCAATGTTAAGGAATAGACGACGAACATTGATACGATCAAATGCTGATGGTGAAGCAAGAGCAGTCTTATCACCGAATAGTGTAATACCACTTCCAGGAACGGAAACAACTGGGTTGATTCTGTTCTGATAAAGCTCGTCTCTGTCTGCTTTAGATGGATTGTATGCTAACTTAACAGCATTACGGATTCCACCTCTTTGAAGTCCAGCAGGAGAGAACCAGTCATCCTGTGCTACAGATGTAGAAACACAAAGACCAGCAACATCACCGTTAGTTGGGATGTAACGATATACATCGTTAAAGCGGTCATAGATGTACTTGTATCCACTGTCGAATACTCCATATGATGTGGAGGTTAGTCCAGTGAAGAATGCAAGTGTGTTATCTTTCTGCTGTCTTGCAGTCAGAGCACCAGATGTACCGATTTGGTTTCCTCTGTGAGGTGATACGAATGCAATAGAGTCCCTACGACCTGTTGCGATAGCAAGTACTTTCTGTGCCTTGCTCTTAGTATCAGATTCAGTACCTAGTGATCCACCCATGAGGATGAAGTTAACATCAGTATTCTCATCATCAGCAAACTCATCATATGCTGAACTAATTTCACCAGCAGTGTAAGCATAGTCATCTACACCAGCTTGTAGTGTTGTTTCATTAGAACCAACAAGTCCGAGTGCTCCAGTTACAGATCCAGATGTTGCATTCCATACAGCACCAGATACTGTTGTTGCTATAGCAGCACCATGATAGATGTAATTTGATTCAGAGTTAATGATTGACTTGTAGTATACATTTCCACCCTCTGCTGATTTTGCATCAGAGAGTTTTGAAAGATATGTAAGACGCTCAACGATTGTGTTGGCAGCACCAGACACATCACCAGTTGTATCAATAACTGCTACGTGTACTTCATCTTTTGAAATACTCCTAGAAGCAGCAAATGCAGATGTACCAGGACGTGGACCAACAGCACTTAACTTAAGTCCAGTTCCAGCAATTTCGGTATTTGTATACCAGTCACTAACAGAAGAGATTGCAATCTGTGTGTCAGTTACAGTAGCGATATCGAATGTTGCATCAGCACCACCACCAGTAACGGTGACTGTATCTCCAACAAGATATCCAGAACCACCAGCGTTAATAACAATACCAGTTACAGCACCAACTGCGGAGTCAACTGTGAATGTACAGTTAGATCCACCACCAACAACTGTTACTGTTGCACCAACTGTGTATCCAGTACCAGCAGCATTGATTGTGACTGTTTGAACAACACCACCAGAAACAACTAAGTCAACTGTTAGTCCTGTACCACCACCACCTGTTGTTGCTACACCAGCAGCAGTTGCATAAGCAGAACCACCAGATGTAAGTGTGATTGCAGATGGAACACCAGCACCAACGGTTGTGTTAACCTTCAGTCCAGTTCCAGATCCACCAGTTGTGTTAACAGCAGTTGCTGCACTGTATCCTGCACCACCAACTAGGGCAGTGATAGATGCACCAACACCTGTATCAGGAATGTCGAGTGTATCAGATGTTGTAATTTTTGTTGCAGGGTCTGTTAGAACAACAGAAGCAGTAAGTGTTCCTGGTTCCCAAGAAAGAACTTTTGCAGTTGCACCACCAGTAAATGTTACTGTGTCATCAACTCCAATACCAGCAGGAGCAGATCCAAACTGAATATACTGATCAGCACCGCTGTCTACAACGACTACCTTAAGTGAGTTTCCTAGAGTACCAGCACCACGTGCTACAAACTTTTTAGACGAGCCTGTTCCTCCTTCCCAGTCAGCAACGTTCTTAACTAGAACAGTAGCTCCGTTGTCAACAGCATTAGATGCTCCAGTTTCTGCACGAACAACTGCTAGTTGTCCACCGTATCCCAGAAACTCAGATGCAACAAACCAGTCTTCTGCATTAGCATCAGTTGGTTTACCAAATACATCGAGAAGATCTTTTTGGTTTGAGATTGATACAACCTCTCCAATTGGACCTTTCTGGAAAGTTGAAGCAAACGCTGCTGTTTGGCTAGAAGTGCCAACAATAACTGCGTTGGATAGATCTCTTTCTCTAAGAACTACACCAGGCGAGATTTGACTTGCCATGTTTTTAACCCCTATAGATGATTCAAATTACCTGAAATTATTTATCTCTAGGAGAATCTCCAGAGGGGAAACAGTGCATGAACACACTACCAGTCTGGATAAGACTCATCTATCTTCTTATTTTTCTTTCTATTTCGAACCACTCTTTCTACAGTACACAACTTACATTCATATGAATATCCAGATGGGTTCCCTCTCTTATTTTTTCTTATTAAATAAAAATCATTCATCAAGTCTTTGTCTCTACCACAGACTCGACATGTTCTTTCTCTGAATAGTAGGTGTTCTAAACCGAACTGTTCATCGAGTTCCATTATCTATCAGGAAGCATATAACTTACAGACTCTTCTGTATCACCATAAGCCCACATCTCACCTTCAGCATCTATAAAGGTATCATCACCTAATCCATCATCAATGAATCCGAATGGAGCCATGTCCTGTTCAATCTGATTCCTTTGTTCTTCATATATCCTTCGCCTGACATCTTGATCTGTCATCTCTTTGAAATAGTCTTGCATGACCAACCAAGAGAACAGTACTAAACACATTACCAAATCATCATGGTATCCTTCATCTGCTTCCCATGCTTGTTTCTTCTGAATAAATGTCGTTAATTCTTGAAGTATATGAAAATCACAGAACGTTAATTTATCTTCTTCTAATACTGCTTTAAGGTTTGCACATCCCTGCTTCTTAACAGTGATACTCATCTTGACACCCAACTGTGTCTTGTTACCTGAGAACCCTTGTCCTACTATCTGACCTGCTCTACCACGCATTGCACACATCAATACGTTAGGATATTCTAGATCATAATTAAGCATTGATCCAATACTATCACCAATATCATTAACCTCTACGAGGATATATGGGAGATTATAATTCTTTGCTACTCCGAAAATGACGGACGGAAACATGATAGGCTTAATCTCATTATCACGGTATTTGGCAACAACTTTATACGGGAGAGTGGTGATATCAAACACGATGAAAGCACTATAGTCGCCACCAATTCCTCTGGCAACATCGACAGTAATAATATATTCGTGATCGTCTTGTGCTCGTTCGTAAACATCAAGTCCTGCATTGCTTTGTATTGGATCTTTAAATGGTATGTTCTGTAGCTTAGAAGGAGAGATGAGAGTGTCAGCAGATCCAAGAAAGTCGCATTCAAATTCCTGTGCGAACTGTCTCTTGGACGTATTCTTCATCGTCTCCTCTTTCCATTTAGCATCTCTGCCTGGAACTTGAGACCAATGAACTTCATTTGTAACATATCCATTCTTACCATTTCTGGCATCCTCCCACATCTTATAGAAGTGGTTCATGCCATTTGGCGTGGATATTATAATAACTTTTGTAGACTTACCAGAAGTAATAGTAGGATACACACTAGCAAAAAACTGCTCGGCCACATGGTTAGGGACGAAAGCAAACTCATCGAGGAAGAGTATATTGAAAGACATTCCTCTAACAGCACTAGCACTGGTTGAAGCAGCCATGATTTTAGACCCATTTTCTAACTCCAGAGATCCTTTGTTCCATACCAAAACACCATGTTGCATCCACTTAGGTAGATTCTCATATGCTAATTGTAACCTACCCAAGAGTTCCCTAGCAGTAGAAGCTTTGTTAGCAAGAATACCAATGTTAACGCTATCGTTAAAGATAGAATAATGTAACAAGTATGCGACCACTGTTGTGGATTTACCAGTCTGACGAGGCAGCTTAGCAATGTTGAATCTGTTTTCATGGAAGTCCATCAAAATCTTTTGCTGGAAATCATACATGGAGAAAGGTACAAGACCTTCATCCAAGTTAATGATCTGCATATAAGTCATTGCAAAATAGAGTGGATCATTCTTACATTTGATCCACTCCTCTACCTGTTTCTTTGTAAATTGTATCTCAGTACCAGCCTTCTTAAGGTTGGGATTACCTAGATAAACCTCAGTCTTAGCCATTTAACAAACCATGTTTCCTACGTATTGTACGTAGTTCTTCAAAATCTTTCTTCTTGGTTCCACCATCATATGCCCAAGCATACCCTAGTTGAATCATTTGCTCATTGATGGACACGTTAGATTCCCCAATGTAAAGCCAACCCAGAAGGCGGCCGTACTTGCCGACACCACCACGAAGCTCAGTACGAATAACCAACTCGTCATCACCCCGAATAGTGTTAGTGAGTTTTTCTTTGAGCCAGTTCGTTGCGTCAATGCCAAGTGCTTTCTCCTCTAAATCTCTAGTTCTCTTCTCTGGTGTATCAATACCAGCTACCCTAACTCTTTCTTTTTTTGTTAAGTCAAATCCCAAATCAATTGTTACATCTATTGTGTCGCCATCAACTACTTTGTTGATCTTGACCACTCGGAAGTTGTAACAACTCTTCCTTGACGGTGGTTTCATTATAGTCATCGTATTTAAAAATCCAATATATGAAAATTCCTACTGCTATTAGTAGTATTGCTATCATTATATTTATAGACCATATTACATCATTCATGACCATGCCTCATATGATGGTTCATCCTCTCCAACATAATGTATAAAGTTTTCAGTATCGAAATAAGATATACCACTCTTACCTTCTCTCTCATCTAATACTTCATTGATAAGTATCTTCAACTCCTTAGCATAGGTCTCAGTGAATAACCTACGAGGTCTAATCTTTGCAGGTTTATGTTCCTGTGGTTTATTATCAGGGATATAATTAGGATCGACTGGTCCACCCATCCCTTGAGTGTCTATCTTACTCATAATGATCCTCCAATCCTTCTACTTCTGTGAATTTATGATCTGGACCATAGTATCTCTCTAGTGCATTATGATGTGGTGCATCTGTACCTACCTCTTGTTTCTCAGGTAGTGTCCTTGCCCATGGTAACTCAGTCTGTATACCATCAGGTTCCCAGAACCATTGATCTACACCATCCTCAGAATCTTTTATATTTGTGTAACCATAAAAAGAACCATCCTCTCTCTGATAGAGAAAGTGATGGTCGTGAGGATTTAGTAACCACATCTTTGATAGTTTATCAGTGGTCTTATATCCTATCTCTTCCTTAGTTAATTTTTTTACCATTTGGGTATCTTGTTGATGCCAGCTTTAATCATATCATTCTCTATAATAACCTTAGTTTTCTCTGCAATATCATCCAAGATATTAACATCAAGATCCATGAATGGTGGAATGATACCAAGTATGCGAAGTAATCCATCTAAAAATAATGCAAGACATGTGAATCCTAAGATCATACTAATGATCGTTGCTTCTCTATTATGCTTTCTCATCGAAGCTTCATCAATAGCACGTGCTTCTGCAAGAGCATCAGCAATCAT